GATTAAATTTTAATTTTAAATGTGCTATTTTTTGAGCTTTTCCAGGGCTTTCTGTAACTAGCATTTTAACACAAAATACATTTTTTAGTTTTCTGTAATTTTCTGTGGTTTGCTGAGAAACGTATTCAAGTCGTATTCAAATATAAAAACTCCACCTTTTGAGTGGAGTTTATTTTTTAATAATAGTTTACAGATTTCAAATCCCAAAACTCCAAAGAAAAAAAGTGCAAAAAAATAAGCCCACCTTTATATAAAGCAGACTCTTATGTTAAACAAATTAAAAATTGAAGGAATTTAACTTCCTTGCAAGAATTATACCATATCATAATTAGAAATAAAATAAAAGCCCACCTAAAATAGATGAGCTGCAAGAATTTATCAGACAAATAAAAAACCGTCGATAACTTTGGCATCTGTATTATACTACATAAACCCAAAATAAAAAAGCTAGGAAGTTAATCCTAGCTTTAATAATCTATATAGTTAATCTTTGACCTGGGTAAATCCAGTTAATGTTGCTGATACCGTTGTTACGTGCTAGTGTGTAGACATTTACACCATAACGATAAGCAATACCAGATAGAGTATCGCCATAACGTACTGTATATGTTCGTTGAGTAGATATAGTACCTGTTACTTTCAAACGTTGTCCTGGATAAATCCAGTTTGGATTACTTAGACCATTCAATGCTTGTAAGTTTTGCCAAGTTGTTCCATATCTATAAGCAATTCCACCTAAAGTATCACCATATCTAACAGTATAGTAATTTGAATTGTTAGATTGAACTGGAGCTGTTGTTTGTAAAATTTCAACATCAGATTTATTAATCCAAGACATAACACCGCCTAACAATACCTTATTGCCAGATACTTGGATAACCTTGTATGAATTACCTTTGATGAAACTTGGAATATATTGACCTGTAGCCCAACGACTAGCAGAATAATTTACCTTAACAGTATATCCTACTGTGATATCACGCTTAGGTGTATTGTCAGCCTTGATACCTGCATCTACTGCTGGAGTATGTGTCTTAGGTTTCTCTGGATTACCATTCTTATAACCGTTATCAGTAATACCAGTTAAGTCAATATCTCCATCTAATCCACCAGCTACATAAGTTGAAGTAAATTGAAAAATACCAATATTATTGAAACTTGGGAAATAATTGTAGTTTGGTTCTGGTGTTACAGCATAGTTAGGATACTCAGCTAACCACAACTGGCACAAGGTAGATAGATAACTCAAATCAGTATTATTAACTAAGTAATTCTTGTATCCATAAACCATTGGTGTATATCCAGCGTCTTTAATTCGTTGGATAGCATGAGCAATTGCTTGTGTATTCTGATAACCAGATTCAACGTCTAAAGCTACAATTGAGCCTTTTGGTGTTTGAACTTTTGGCAAGAAATAATTCAATACATAATCTGCTTGACCGTTTGAAGTTACATTTTGCCACCAGATATATGTATGCGCCCTTTTGCCTTGTGCGATTGTACTAGATACTTGTGTTGGATAAGTCCATTGAGTATACAAGTTCCAACCTGTTGTAGTACCACCAATTTGAGATACAGAAAACTTGTCTCTAGCGTAACCCCATTTACCATTTGCTCCTTGATAAACAGACCAATCGACACCATGGTCACCTTTAGCAGCGTAAACATTTCCAGAATTCAAAGAAAAAAGCAACGCTGCACACGTTGCTAAAGTAATTAATATTTTGTTTTTCTTCACGCTAAGCACCACCTTTTTTATCAGTGTCCTTTGCCATTTCTAAAGCTTTATTAGCTGTTTTTTCAATCGTATTAACTGTATCAACATCAACCGTTGTTCCATCTACTAAACCAAGAATACCACCAATAGTTAATACTGTATTAACCAGGTTCATAATTTGACCTACATCTCCAGTGAACTTCAGTCCAAAGATTGCACATAATTGTTGAACCAATACAATCAATAGTAGTACTAGAGATGTAATTGTTTTACGGTTTAACTTACCGTCTTTATCAAATAGTGCTTTCTTCATTTTCTCTCCTCCAATCGTTTAATTTTTTCATCGTGAAGTAGAATCGCCTTACCATGTTCTTCTACTTCATCTTCCAACTTCTTTACACTCTTGTGTTGTTCTTCAAAATTTCTGCTAAGTTGTTTGATTGCATTGATTAATTCCTTAGATTGCTGTTGCAATGGATAAGTTCCGATGTTAATTGCATTATTAAGCATTTTAGCTCCATGTCTAATCAACCAATAAATTCCACTAAAAATGACGGAAATTACTGCCAGTATCGACGCTATCTCCGCCCAAGAATATCCTAATAATGAATGCACATATATTCACTTCCTTTTTATATTCCTCCCACCCACCCTGTCATTATCTTAAACTGTTGGAGTTACCGTTGTTTGTGTTGATGTAGTTGTTTCAGCAGGCTTATCTTCTGGAAACATCTTATAGTAATCTTCTTGTGTGAAGTAATTTACTCTTACAAAAAGTTGCACATTTTCCTTTGTGAATAATCCTAAATCATAGAAACGTTTTACAATATCATAGCTATATCTCATTTTATTTACCTCCATTTTCTGCATTAGTTTCGTTTTGTAACATAATTTGTGCCAAAGTTGCATTTAGTTCGTTATTAGACTTACTTAATTTATCCACTGTTGAAGTTAAAGTATCAACTTTTCCTTGTAAGTCAGCTACTGCTAACATTTGTTGTGCTGCAGCTTGTTCTTCTTGTGTTGGCTCTGGTTTCACTTCTGGAACAGGATGTTTTTGTTTCCATTCATCTTCCGTCAAACTATCCCAACTATTAGTTGTTTCATTCCATGTAGGATCGTATAACCCAACACCATTTTCATCAACAGGTTCAACTAAAGTTGCATTAGCTGGAACTTCTGCAGCATCATCAATCACATCATAACTAATGAATTTCTTATTTTCGTCATAAAAAAATATTTTTTTCATTTACTTGCTACCTCCTATTTAAGCGCCACTGTTTGTTGAATGTAAATTCCACCATCATCATTTGCCCAAAATGTACATTTACCCGTGTCACCATCAACTCGCATTGTTCCGTATCCACCGTTATCTGCTCTGCCGATAAAATCGAAAGTTAGCATGCGAGTAGTGATTGATGTAGGTAGATAAACGACTCGTTCAGGGTGTGTTTTAATGCCTGTGGGCCAGAACGTGATTACTACGAATTGGCCGTCGTTTCTGACTTTATAAGTAAATGCACCTTTAGTGTCGGGACCAGGTGTTGCGTTTTGTGTAGGCCCCCATTGTCTTCCTTCGTTGATTTTGTCAAAATTTTCTTTAATTTTTTGTGGTCCATTTTGCATGCCATCAAAAATAGGTTCAAAATTTATTGCCATGTTTATTCCTTCTTTCTTTATTGATTAAAATAAATAGCCTTGTAACCATTAAAGGCTGCAAAGCTACCATCTTGTAATTTATTCATTTGTGCGTTGTCTACGATATACTGTGTATCTTCTGGGCTAGGACTCCACGGTGTTGCTACTTCACCTAGTTCAATTTTGAACTCTTTCCAACCAAATGTGATCTTATTACTGCTATTATTTCCTACTGGCAAATTCCAATCAACAAATCCGGTAGGTATAATACCACTAGCAGTACTATAACCACTTTGTCCAGCCTTGATTGTATTTCCAAATATAGTTTGTTTATTAGTCCATATCTGCACACGACTGTCTTCGCTTGGGTTTTCAATCCATACACGAACCGTCATGTATTTGCCTTGATAATCAGGTAAGTTATTGAAGAACTTTGAACCTGTGCTTCCGACAAAAAACCATGGACTAGCAGTTACATTAACTAATTTATCGCTTGTATTCTTAGCTAGGTTAATCCCACCAATACTAACAGTTGAGCTACTTTCCAACGGTTCTAGTAATTCAACCGTACTTTTGCCCTCATCCACGCTAATGACTTTAGCTTGAATATCTCTTTTGTTTCCGCCACCAAACATACCAGCTGGCTCTGTTCCAATTGGCACTAAACCTAAACTGTATTCTTGGTAATTAAGTGTAATTGTTGAATTGACTGTTAAACTGATTGGAATAATTAACCTAATTCCCCTAGTTTTAACATTAATAGTTGCTTTTGAACTTTCACGATTTCCGTCGTGATTAGATACACCGAATTGATAACTTGTGGCAGGTAACAGTCCGTTAATTCCAGTTGACTTATTATTTACATCTCCAAGTAACTGTGTTCCGTTATATATCCGATAACTCATTCATATCACGTCCAACTCAAAGTAACTGAATTTGCTGTTACATCACTTGAAGTCAAATTGCTTACACTAACTAACGCTTCATAAACTTGGATAGTCAACATGTTTGAAGTCTTGCCGCCTAGTGTGGCTGTAATTGTCGTTGTACCTACTGAGACTGCTCGTAAATTACCACTATTATCTACAGTTGCTACCTTACTGTTGGTACTTGCTAAAGTAGGTGTTCCACTTGTTTGATTAGGCGGTGTTACTGTAACAGTTATCTTAGCAGTTTCTCCAACTTCAAATGATGTTTTGCTGATTGCTAGTGTAATAGATTGTACTGGAATTTGTGCTGTTGTAACTGTAATAATGTTAGACTTAGCACTTTCACGTAAACCATTATATGCAGATACCGCAAAACGATATACTGTGTTAGCTTCAAGCCCTGTCACAGTATGTGTCTTTACGTCAGTTACTTCGGCAGTTTTGGCTAATTCTCCGCTATCACCCAGCCCTTGATAGATATAATACTTCAATATTACATCCTCCATTCTAGGCGTTGTGTGTGTTGATCGATATAACTAGCACGCAAGTCGGAAGGGCTTGTTGGCTTGCTAAAGTAACCAGATCCACCGGCAAGAGTGCTTCCGCCTTTACCATCTCCAGCCTTAGCAGCATCATCATCAACATCACCTAAACTAATTTTAATTACTTTGTTGTCGCTTCTCAAATACCAGTCACCATACTTGTAGAAAGGTGCGGCGTTCATGTAAAAATTACGCGGCAAGCGGATGACAATTGAATTATTGTTCGCATACTCAGCTTCACAAGGAACTAATTTAGTTAATGTTTCACCAAATGACCCAGAACCTAAACCACCGATTTCAGTACCAATCGCGTTTTCATAGTAGAATACAGTTGGCTTAGGATAATTCTTCTGATTGTGCACGATTGTGATCTTATAGCCATAAAGTAAATCTTCCAAGCTATCAGCTGTTACTATACTTGCGTTACGTTCAGCAACCACACCATTGGATAGTGCGATAACGTTAGTGCCATCTGGAACTTCATCCTTATGTTTAACACGAATTTGCCAAACAGCTCCATGCCCATCGTCATAGTCGTCCCAGCCTTTTGTGATTGCAAGATCACCTGCAGCTAGTGGAGCATAGCCTTGCATGGTTGGAACATCATTAAATTGCCATGCTCGATCATGAAATTGAGCTTGTTTCAGTGTTTCCTGGATCTGTTTTGTCATCTCTAGCAATTGGTTATAGCGAACATACAATCCGTTCTTAGGATCGTTCACTTCTGCCATTGCATCATTCAATGATTGCTTGTATTTAGCCAACCATTCACTGAATTCTTGACTATATGTTTCACCTGCTTTATTAAGCTTGTCATTAATCGCATCTCCTTGGTTAGTTACTTGCTCAAGGATTTGCTCGAACTCTTCGATATAATCTCTACCAGCATTTCCAATGTGTGCAAAGAATTGATCGTCAATGACATTAAAATCCATATCAACAGTTGATACGGTTGACCCATCTTCACCAATAAATCTAATATAGAATTGTTGCCAGTGTCCAGGCACGTTAAACGTACGTTCATCGAAATGTAACGTTACTCGTCCTAACATAATTTGATCATTGCGATCATCACCCCTTACAGGGTAGATATGTCTGTGTACATGTCCTTGATTATCTACGCCACCATACTCGTACTTCCAACCTCTCATATTAACAGGTAGTCCATTACTAGTAATATACACTGGCAAATAGTCATCTGTGTCTCCTACACGTCCATTGAAATAACCACTAATATCTAAGATTTGGTCTTGATATCGTGTTAAATCAAGCGTTAACCGTGCTTTTTCACGTAGCGCCATTACTTATCTCTCCTTTCTTATCGTTCATCTAAAGTGTCTTCGTCAAGACCATATGAGTTCAAGAAACCATCTACTTTGTCTTGCTTTGCCGCTAGTAACTCAAATCCTTTGGCTATAGCTTCCCGAACATCTTTGCCGTATTGGGCCTTACGAATTGTTTCAGCAATGTTCTTCATCTCATCGGTAGTAGCCATTTAACTTTCTCCTTTCAGTTTATCAACTTCGGCTTTCAATGCATTAAAATCTGCTTGTGATACATATCCTGCTGGAATTCTATCGTTAATAACCGTTTGTAGCTGCTTTATATCAAACTTAAGCTGTGTTACGTCTTCACTACTTGCTCCGTTCTGAATGATTGTAGTGGTGCTCGACACGTTAGACTGTCCACTCGCTTGAACTTCAGCTACACGGCCAACAATAACCTTAACTCGCTCTAAATCCTGCGTTTGTCGGTTTGTTTCTGCCTGATAATCAGTTAATCCTAGTGACTTATCGCCAATAGTCAACGTTGATTTGTGTGGCCTTAACAGATCGATTTCCTTCTGTACAACTCGTAATAACTGAGATTGTGCAACATATGGATTAATGAACATATAGCGGTCAGCAACTTTAAAATGGTTGAAATTAGGCAAATTCAACTCAACCGCACTAACTTCCCAGCTTTCCGGTACTCGTTGTGCGTTTATCCATGCTTTCGCTTGGTTCATTAGAACATTAGCATCAGTTACATCACTAAACTCAACCGTGCCGTTAATAATGCCAAATTCCTTCTGTAATTCAGGTATATCGATATAATCACGTCCACCGTTAACACTAGTGATTGTTAGTTTTGGCTTGGCGGCATTTGAGTCACTAATCTCATCTTTTTTACTTTCATCTTTAGATTGTGAACCGTCCCCGCCTTTCTTGATCAATGCTTGCGGATCAAGCCAAGTGCCATCATTTGTGAACGATTTTCTGACAGCCTCATAGAAATCAGCTTTAGTAACACCAACATGTAAATGGTCAGTATCTCTCCAGCCAATAACATCACCAGTTTTGACTTTATCACCAATGTTTACGCGAATTTGGCCTGCACTGCTGAATGCTTCTTGATAAACAATATTAAAACCGTCCGTACTATGTGTTACAACATAGTTACCAAGGCCACCCATATAGCTCTTGAAAACTACCGTACCGCCATGGATCGCATGCACTTCGCTACCTGGGTGATCTACAGAACCAAAGTCTAATCCATTGTGAAAACCATTTTGTCTAAATTCACCGCCAGGATGAATACCAAACAATTGACCACCAGAGAAACTACCTTCGCCAACACTTGGAAAGGGCCAGCCCCAGCCATTAGTTGTTGTTGTTGTCGTAGTATCACTAACCGGACCATTAACTCGTCGTGTACCAGTTGGACCCCAACCGCCTGCATGTGAAATGTCAGCTAACCAATTAGAGTCATTAAACATTGCTAGCAGTTGATGAAATCCCTTGTGAATGTCCTCGTATCCCTGTACTTTCCAAGCATCAAAAGTTGGCTGAATGTATTGCAACAACCCTGTTGACGGGTGGCCTGCTGCTGCATTGCTATCCCAGTTGTTTGTAACAGTCTCACTACCACCAGACTCTTGATTAATACGCCTTAAAACTGCACTTAACCCGTTCTGATCCAGATTAACGTTCATCATCTTTGCAGCATGTTTAATCGCCTCAGTCCAATCTCCATTAATAGCAGTAGTTACACCGCCACCAGTCGTTGTTGTTGAACTTTCACCGTCAACTTCAACCTTGTTACTTTCCAACTGTTTTCCAAGTGGGATAACACGAGTGATAACCTTTGTGGGATCGATTGTAAGACTAGCAGATTGCATATTAACAGCCAACTGGATAGGCGTATCATTTTTGTGATCTCTGCCAATGCTGGTTACATAATCAAGTACATTTGGCCCTCCTGGCCGGTATTCTGTCACCAGATAACCACCTAGTTCAGTGATAAGTTTCTCTTTGATTGCATCCCTTGTTTTGGGGTAGTCGATTTGTCGATAGGCGTTATCCTTATTGTTAGTAATGTTACAGTTGCGTAGTTTGAACTGCTTATACTGTGGAACTTGACTGTTATGAACATCAAGCAACGATTGTAGAAACTCTTTTGGAGTTAATCCAACTGCCTCATAGAAACGTTGGATACTATCCAGTAGATACGCCTCAATATCCTCGAAAGTGTACGTTCTGATGAAACGCCCACTAGACTCCATTTCTTTTTTTGGTTTGATTGCTCTGCCACGAAATAACAGTTTATCGTCATCATAGACCTCAACGTGTGTATGCATTGGCCTGACGTTGTCGAATAGTGGGTTATCGCGGTTAACTGTTAACTCTAAATCATCGATATCAGTTTCTTTAATTGTAAGTTTGCCTTCACTAACCGTGCGATTAACTCGTTGATCAAGCACAATAAAGCCGTTCTTATCGGTTGGTTCGTTATATCCAATGATCCGATACATTAAACCATCTCCTCACGTTTAAAGATAAACTCAATCGTGCCGTTGCCAGACAAATTGATTTGGTTATCACCAATATCAAGCACTACCTGTGTTTGCTTGTAGTTACTGCCGTTTAACGATACTTCACCGAAGCTTCCTTTTGCCTTGACGTTACCAGTTACTGCAAAAGACGATAAAACTGGTCGCGAACCAATGTTCTTAACGTTGACGTCCTGACTGCCATTGACGTTGAACTTGACTTGTTGCCACAGCCAATGCGGGAAGAAAACATCGTCCCAATAATCAGTGCCTTCGTTATGATTCGTGTAAGCATAAGGGTACGCTGTAAATACGATTGTTGCTTCTAGTGTTTCATTATCACTGTTATCGTCAATTTCAACACTCTTACACTTGGCCCGCCAATAATAAGTTGGTTCGTGAGTATCCACTAGTTTATCCCAATTGTGCGGCATTAGTTGTCGCTTTAATTCTTGTTCAAAACCTTTGCGATTGTGGTACTCTTCACCAACATATAGCAACTTGTATGTGATTTCTCGGTTGTTGAAAAACCGTTCATTATCAATCATCGAAAAGTCATAACTGCCTTGACGATACGGCACACTCTCGGTAATCTCCTGTTCTTCAGGTGTTGGAGCTGTTCTCTCAGTTAACCACCAACCATTCAAGCGTGTATCGTAATTATTAAAGACAAAGCCTTCGCTTGCTATGTTTGGTTTAACTTTTTCCTCTATAGGATCAAGGTTTCTAAAATCATACTGCATCAACTCCACCTACCTTTCAGATTTACTCGATTTCCTAAACGATTATCATATCTATCGTACGTACTTCCAACAAGCACATCACCATCTAAATAAATATCTTGTTGTTTATCTGCTAACTTCCGTAATAGATTGTTATTTTCCTGTGCCATTGTTGGACTATCAATCGTTAGATTATCACTGAAAGTTCCGCCAAAGCCCACTGAATGTTGTCTATATAAGTTCTGATTTGCACTCTGTAAAGCGTTCATTGTGTTCATAAAGTCCCTTGTATTCGGACTTGGTACTGTAATTGTTTTTAGGTTGCTAGATACTGCATCAGAAACTGCACCAGCCATGTTAGATACACCTTTTTTGACCGTTTCGAATTGGTCTTGTAATCCCTTATTGAAACCAGTCATGATTGCGATACCGGCAGGGATTAACAATTTACGGTCATAACTGATTGGACCTTTATGAGCTTTAATCCAGGAACCAATACCGCCAACGAAAGACTTAACTGCCTCCCATGCCGATTTCAAACCGTTTAAGAAAGAGTCCATGATTGCTCTACCTTGTGCGCCTAAGTCGATATGAACAACTGATTTGATAAAGTTTACACCGGCGTTGAATATACTCTTAATTGTGTTCCATACCGTACTGATAACAGACTTCAAGCCATTCATTACGGTTGTTATCACACTTTTAACGCCATTAATTCCGGCACTTACAACGGATTTAATACCGTTCCAAACAGTAGTAGCAACTGAAACAATTGTGTTCCATACTGCCGACCAATTACCTTGAATAGCTTGCGTAACAGCTTGAATTATGCCGGCTACTATGTTAATAGCTGTTGAAATTACAGTTACAACCATATTCCAAACTGTTTGAACAACCGTTACAATCACGTTCCAAATCGTTGACCAAACTGTTTGGATAATTGTAAGTGTTGCCTGGATAATTGATGAAATCATTGTTATTCCAGTCTGTACTGCTGTTGTAATCATGTTCCATACAGTTTGTGCCACTGTTGAAATCACGTTCCACACTGCCGACCAAATTGCTTGAATTACGGTCATCACGCTTTGGATAACTGTTGATATAACATTAATTCCTGTTTGAACTACTGTTTTAATTACGTTCCATACGGTAGTTATAACTGCTACTAAGCTATTCCAAATAGGCGTGGCAACTGCAACGATGCCTTGCCATAGGCTTGAAAAGAAACCAGTTATACTACTCCATACGCTTTTGACTTTATTAACAACGGTTGTAAAGGTGTTTACTATCGCACTCCACACGCTTTGAGCAATCGAAACTAGCCCTTGCCATGAGTTAGATAGAAAATCAACGAACGCTTTCCACCATCTTTGACCGGTTTTTGTTTGTGTAAAGAACCACACTAAAGCAGCAACAGCTGCAGCAATACCGGCAATTAATATCGCCCATGAATTTAAGCTTAAAAGTGCAAAGAATGCTTTTAAGGAGTTCTCCGCACCGGATACCAATTGTACAAATGTTCGTAAGCTCTGTAGCCCTCTCATTAATGTTTTAATGCCACTCGTTAGCGCCATAATGCCACTCGCAGCAGCTTTAACGCCTTTGAATGCTCCGATAAAAGTAACCACACTAACCGCCAAAGGACCAAGCCAATCTTTATTTTGATTTATGAAATTGAAAACAGTTGATAAAGTTTTTAAAATTGTTGATACCACGTTTGTAATAACTGGACCTATTGTTGCGAATGCTCCATTGATTGCATATTTAAGGTTATCTAATTGTTGAGCAATAGAACCAAATCCAGCTTGTGAAAATCCTTTGTCAATAGCTGTAATCATGTTAGTTAAATTCTTAATTACAGAGTTCTTTAAATTAGCAAATGAGGTTGCTATTCCAGCACTGTTCTTTTTAGCTAAACTGGCAAAGCCATTGACACCTCCGTTTAATTTGATAAACCTATCATTCAGTTGGTCGATAGTTATTTGTCCTTTTTGCAAGGCGTTATAAAGGTCTGTTTCTGCTGATTTTCCAGTAAAACCAAACGAATTAGCAACTTTACGCAAGGCAATAGGCATTGTTTCCATTAATGTTCTCCAACTCATAATATCGACTTTACCAGTGGATAACATTTGAGTATATTGCATCAATCCACGACTTGCATCTCCAGCACTTGCACCACTAGCCAAAAAAGCATTATTAAGTGCTAAGGCTGATTTTGCTGCTTTTTGAGAACTTCCTACAAGTGGAGCTAATTGTTGAGCGCTTGAGGTGATTTCATCTAATGACGTTGGCAATCCATCAATGCCATTACTCAATAATTTAGTTGATTTAGAAACATCATTCATTGAGTAACCTAAAGCTCTCATGACAACTGGATACTTATTCAAAGTATCGAAACGGCTGATAGCCCCGCCTAATGAATTTTTGACAACTCCAAAAGCTCCACTGGCAACTTGAACAAGTCCCATAGCTCCAGCCATTGATTTAAATGTATTACTTGTTGAATTTGCGTTTTTGTTCATACTGCTTGATACAGTATTACTTGTTGCTCCTAGCTTGTTCATCATCTGCATAGCTTTGTTTGTAGTTGACGTAAAGTTTTCATCAACAGCTTGTAAAACTGCTTTAACACTGAATGATTGTGCCATTTAGAAACCACCCCTTTCTTCTTCGTTTCTCATGCTCCAAGGTATAATCTTCCCTTGTTTTTTGAGTTGTCTAAACTCTTTCAAACGTTCTGCAAATAGATTTTCGTTTGTTCTCAATGTGTTTTGTTTCTTCGTTGACTTATAATTCGCCTCAAAGTTTCCTCTAACTTCATCAATCATTTTGTTAGTATCAAAGAATTGTTCAAACTTCCTAAATTTAGGCTTAGGATTCTTTGAGCTACCTGTTGTGGCTTGCACTTGTTGATTAAGCCACGCTTGATAAGCTAATTCTTCGTTACGCTTGATTGTCCTAAGTTGAAACGCCTCTAAGCGTATCAGATACTCATCAAACGTCATCTTTTCAATCTCTCGCATACTAACTAAGCCTAGATATGCTAGAGAGTTAAGGACTATTTCGTGATACATCTGTTCACTTGATAATCCTGTATCTCCAGTATCTAGGCTTTGAGGTTTTTTGCCACAAGTTTTGTAGCTGTACTTTCGTTGATTTGCTTTAAGATATCATCAAAATACTTTTCTAAATCTTCCAAAGAAACTTCCTTATCAATAAATGTTTCTACGTCTTCCATGCTTGGACGTGGCTTATTGTCATAAGCTGATGCATAAATTACGTTACACAATGCCACTGGGTCGTATGTTTGTAACGCTGGCAATGTTCTCATTAGTGCCATACCAAGTGAAACGCCATTATTAGATACACTTGCCACTTTATCCAACTCACGAACAAAACGAATGCCAAAATTTAATTCATATTCTGTACCTTTGATTTTAATTTTCATCTAAAAAACTCTCCTTTGATTAAGCTTTTGGTGTTGTTGCTGAGCCTGTTCCACGGTCTGCATCTTTCCATGCTGCACCGTTGCCTGTTTCTTCTTGGCTTGAAATTACACCTAAGCCTCTGAATACGTATGCTAATTCTTCCTTAGCGTTGTCTGGTAATTCTAACCAACCACGTTGTGGAGTTCCATCAACACTAAATGTTACGTCTCGTGTTGAGTTATCGTCTGGGTCATTGTCGTTACTATCTTCGGTAACTGAACCTTGAGCATACCACGCAAAAACTTTACCTTCTGAATTTTTGCGTGAAATATTAACGATCCAAATTTCAACCTTTTCATTTTGAATTAAAGCGTCATATAGGTCATCAGAAACTTTAGAAATGTTGTTTACAAATTCCACTTCGATTTCAGTTTCTAAGGAACTTGAGGTGCCAACTGCTCCATCTTTTGTTTGTGTTGTATCACTATCACGTTTAGGGTCAAAGGATAAGGACGTTTGATAAGGGATAAGTTGTCCTTGCTCTTTTTCTGCATTCTTCAACAAACGAATATATGCCAAGGTATCCATACCTTGTAAGACTTGTGGTTTAGCCATATTTTTTTCACTCTCCTTAGCTTAAATTAAAAACAAGCGTCATCATCCCATGATTTAACACGGTATTCGGAACACTTGTATCTTGAATTATTTGATTCTCATACTGATCTATACGTAATCTGACAAACGTATCTCCTAGCTTTGTTGGTTGCATACACTGGATAAAAATATCGTTCATCATCTGGGAAACTTCAAAACGACTTTCTCCGTCTCCCCATACGTCTACATTAGCCACTATTTGCCCTTGTACTGCGTTTTTAGTTACAACCGGTAGTGTTTGTACTGAACCGACTAAAACGAATGGATAAGGTGCATTTTCGCTTTCTAGTGGCAAATGGTCGTATGTTGCATAGCCTGAATTTAATGATAATTGATATATATAATCAAAAATTAATTGGTCTGGTGTCATAATTCCACCTACTTAAATAACTTTTCTAAATCTCCACGAAATTGTGGCTCTACCTTGCTAAACGCTGGACCTAATGTAGGACGCCTTGCCATGAACCTTGTCCCATACTCAGGATATGGAAAATACTTAGTTCGTGGCTGTACTTCGGCTTTAAAATTGCTTTTACGTAAGGTAACGCTTCGCTTTGTAGCTCCTGTTGGTTTAACAAAAACACGCCCTTTGCCTTTCTTCCACTCCCAGTGTCCTGTATAAGCCCTATCCATGTTACTCATGGTTGTTGATTGCAAGTTAGCTCCATGTTTTGCCACAATTTGATTAACTTCATTTGGAAAACGTAAAACGTTCCCTTGTAATGCTGATTTTAATTCCTTGACACCGGTAATTTTAATCCTACGTGCCATACCCTAGCCCTCCCCAACAATTAGAGTTGCCATTTTCTGAGTTTGTCGCATTGTCTGGAGTCGATATTTAGTTTTAGAGTTTCCAACAGTAACGAACGCCCAATTTTGATAAGGCAATTCTGAAACTCGTATTACTAGGCTATTAACATCAAACTTGCCAAACAATTGGATAGCTCTGTTAGTTCCTATATCTGTAACGTTAGCCATACAACTGCCTAGGAAATCAATCCCTCCAACGTATCCATGCGTTGCTGGGTCATAGTGTTTTTGACTCTCAGAATAGAAACTCACTAAAGTATCAAATCTCATACGTCATACCTCCTATAAGGATCAATCATGTATAACAATCCATCTGAATTGTTTCTACGTTTATACTCCTCAATGTCGCTTTCAAATGCATCAAAATCGTTATTACTAAACGTGATAGATTCGCCTTCTTGAGAATAGGACGTCATGCCTTCGTTTCTAATACGATTAAAACGCCTTACTGCGACCTCTAAAGGTATATAAGCTAATTCACTAGGTATATCTTCACCAGCCTTTAAACCTAGCTTAAATCGCAATGACAACTCCGTATTTTTAATGATTAATTGTAAGAGACTATCAGACTCCTTGTTTTCATCTGATAGCCCCAACATGATTTTTAAGTCTGATAGTTCCATAAATTATTAACCTTTCTGTTATTTGCCTGTAGTGTCTTCAGAAGTTCCTTCTGCGGTTGGTGCTGCTAAAGTTCCTTTAATTACGCCATTAGCAACTTCTGGGAAGATCTTAATACCCCAATATAGCGTGCTTTGGTTAGTCAAGTTTGTTGTATTATCATCACGAACTAAAGCAATTAAACCTGTTTCGTCTGTTGTAATAGATTTGTTTTCAAATAACTTGCGACTTTCTCCATTAGTATCTAAGTACATCAAGTTAATGTTATCTTTAACTGTTGCATAGAATGTACCTTCTGGAACACTTTTATTTTCGATTAAAGTAATTCCACCCATGAAATTGTTAAGTAATGTTAAACCAAATCCAACACTAGCTCCGTTTGCAATATCTGCTGCGCCTAGATACTTGGCTGCATCCATTGGATTGATAAACACGATTGTGTCTACTGCGTCATCATCAAATAACACTTGTAATTTACCGATAGATTGAGCAATCGCATTTTGTAAGCCATCTACTGCACCTAAGTCTGTTGGTGCTGTTGCCAAGAAATCAAAGAAACCTTTACGAACGTTCTTTTGAATTTCCTTTAAAATACGTTTATCAGATTGTTGAACTGCCATATCATATCCAACACGTTGAACTTCCTCAATAGATACTGCCTTACGTGCTTTTTCAAAATTAACAGTGAAAGAACGGTCTTTTGTACGTTTTACACCACTTAATGGGATATCTTCGCCTTCGCCAACTGTTGTTGTACTAGCCATATCAGTAGTGAACTTGTACATTTGGATAGTGTTTCCTTGCGTCATTGCTTGTGGACGTGTAGTACTCAATGCTTGAGTTAGCTTTGTGATACTTTCAGAAAATTGTTCCACAAAGTCCTTTGCTTGTACTTCGCCCATATCTGGTGTTTTGATTAATTTTGGATCTGCCATAATTTCGTTTCCTCCTAGCTAAATAAGGACCAGTTATCACGCATTGCTTTTTGGCGTTCTGCTGTATCCTTAATGTTTCTAATTTCGTCTTTTGTCATAGTCGTTTTAACTCCTGTTACTCGTGGAGTTTTGCCTGCTAACAATTCCTTACGTGTATCTTCCTTAATTTTCTCAATGAAATTAGTAATCGCTTGAACGTTAGCAACGGTCTTTTTATTGTCATTAACAACGACCATATCAAGTACTTCATCTGGAACTGAAATTCCTGATTCTTCAAAAACTTGTTTAGTTTCTTGTAAATCCTTGTTACGTGCAATAATCCCCTCAAGTTCTTGGATACGTCTATCCTTTGAGTCGGATTCATGCTTTGCCTTTTCTTCGTCTGACAATTCCTTAATACCTTTGTCGTTGCCTTCGTATTTAGCAAGTTTTGCTTTAAGCTCCTCTACTTCCTGTAAAGCTTGGTGCTTGCTTTCTTGTTCCTTGCTAATACGTTTCTGTAACTTCTTGGCAATCTTCTCTGCGTCTACTGGTTTCTTATCTTGGACGTCCTTTTCTTCAACCGTTTCAACGTTTTCTTGATTGTCCATTGTATCAGTTACTTGTGTTGTTTCTTCTGTATCCATAATTGGACCTCCTAACTCGCATTTAACGTCATGGGAGACTGTTATACTCAAGTTGTTCTTTAACGACTGCAAACATGGAAAAAGTCGTGTATTTTAGACATTTGAAATGCCTAAATTTATGTACAAAAAAGCACTCATAAATTATGGGCGCTTGATTTCAGTGTTGTATTCGTGATGGTAGGCGTCAAAATAAAGTTCATCTTTATCACCATTGTAAGTAATTTCATAGTACATACCATCTTCAATTGTAGTTGATAGCAAAGCTTTGTTGTTTTGCAATGTTCTGTTAAGCCATACAACATATACATCGTTTGTACTGATATGTACTGGTTTGTTAATACTACTTAAGTTCATAGTTGTGTTAGCATAATCAACTACTTTATCCTTACATAACTGAATAAATTTATCATTATCCATATCTTTTCCTCCAAAATAAAAAGTACTCATAAAAATGAATGCTTAATATGAAATATCTGGACTATAATATTTATTGTAAATTTCATCATCTTCTGGCAAATCATCAATAGACTTACCAACTTTCAGACAATGTTGTAAAAGTTCTTCATTCAACGGTCCAAACGTTGGATAAGGTACTACAAACTTGGTTATATACTCAGTTAGTAGCTCTTTAAGTTTGTCATCATCTACTGGATAATAATTAGAAATAAATTTTTCTATATCTTCTCCAAACTTATCCTTAAATTCTGCATTAACATTATTCTTCACGGTTTGCAACCTCCTTAATTATGTTCAAATACTCATCATAGGCACTTGGAAAATACTTCTTGATTAGTTCCAATGATCCTGGGTTATTGATTGTGGCACTTGTTGCTTCAGCAAAAAATTCTGTGCCACGTCTATAATCTGTAAATTCTTCTTTAGTCAAACCAACTGTTCTAGCCGTTCTAGACGTTGTTTTCCAATAACCTGTACCATGCCCAATTCTTAACGGATGATCTCCAGCTCCTGAGCCTTCCAACATGTCAGATAAATCGCCATAATCTTGAGTGATATAATCTTCGTCTATAACTTCCATTCTGATTTCATGAAATGCTTTTCTCTTACGTTCATGTTCAATAGATTTTTCCAACATTCTTTCTGATGCTTTAGTTAAAGTCCCATCTTTTTTGACCCTTAACCAACCATCATAAGCATCAACATAAGCCATCTTTCTATCTGGTGAGTACTCGGAAATTTCTGCTTTTGGCTTTGGTATATTGGCCTCAACATATGCTTTTATATCGTCGTCCATCTTGCTCGAAATTCTTCCAAAACTCAAACGATTAGAAAGAATACCAGTTTTATTGCTTAAGTTATCATCTATATAGTGTCCAAATTCGTGATAGAACACATCAAACTTACGTTGATAATAATCCATATCATTAGTTACGTTAAAGTTCTTCTTTCTGATATAAACAGTCTTATCAGCCCCACGATAGAACGATCCATTTAGTGAGGTTTCAAGTTTGAAATTACCACTTGCTTTCTGCCAAACAATTTGGATATCTTCCGGAGCGTTATTAAGAGTTTTATTTATTTCTTCGATATAAGTACCGGCATCAGCTTTTCCGAACGTCTTAACAAAATAGTTCTCAACGTTGTTATTAACATAATTAAAGAATGTTTGTTTAGGTTTAACTTCTTCCTTAATTTTAACACGTTCTTCTGACGTTTGCTCCTTGAGGTTTGCCTTATATGAATTGTCTGCATCATCAACCCAATAAGCACTGATACCACATCTACAATTAGGGTGCGCCGGAACTGTTGGTACGTTATCAACCTCATAAACGCCACGCCCCCACTTAGTATCATGCCTATAAATATCACTGCAAATCTTGCAAGCGCTGGGTTCTGCGTGCCATTGGCAAAATCTATAATCCATCTCAATTAGCGAATTCTTTTGTGCCACAAACTGCACTCTAGCACTCTCAGTACGTGCAAGCCTTTCAGTAACGTATCTATGATTAGTAACTACTGTTCTAACGTGTTCTTTAAGCAATTTTGCCATCTCTCGTGGATTATCTCCACGTATAATCCCTGTTGATATAACTGCGTCTAGCTCTGCCTTTAAAGCGTCTGTATCTGCCCACACACGTTGGCTAAAATTGGCGCTACCTGTTTGAGCCATTACAACCGTTGCGACTTCCTTGCTCGTCCATAACGACGTTTTAGTTAAATCTTCTCCTAAAATACCTGATTGACGTTTGACTTCGTCCATGTAGTCATCTTGGATTTTGTCTCGCATATCGTTGCTTACATTCATACCTAAATCAACCATAGTGAGTCCTACTTGTGATTTTAGATATTCAAGTCGATTAAGCCTCATGGTAGCATTGTAGACTTTCATACGTGCGTTTTCTTCTGGCGTAAAGTCCTTATAAGATACTTTCTTACCTTGGCTTCTGAGCCTGTTTGCTTTAGCCACAAGCTCTTTTGCCTCACGTTCATATTTCTCAATGTCAAACTCATTAACTGCTCTATAAGCTCCAGTAATGCCGATACCGTCATTATGTACTTCTGCTATTTTCTGATATTCTGCATCAATCTTGTTGTAAATATCGTCAATAGCTTTCTCATAGTATTCAGTAAGGCGATTATTAAACTTCCTATCGTTCTCTAGGTTCTGAGCTATCCATTTCTTCTCCGATTGCTCCCTGGCTTTCCAGTACGCCTCGTTCTTCCGATTCTGCATCAGTTGCACCACCTAACATATCAGTAGCATTGATTGAGTTCTGTAACGATTGCTTGATTAGATTTTCCTTTTCTTCTCCAATCTTTTCAATTTCTGCCTTAGGGTCGTCAACGATAGATAACACTTTAAGTTGTGTTTCCTTAGATACCACACCTTCCAAAGTCTTGGCTGTGTTTGCCTCGTCTGCGTCGTTTACTGGGATATTGCGTTTAAAAGTCAACGATAACCCAGCTTTGACTTCATCAACTGTAATACTACCGATAACCTTACCTAAGCTTACAATATTACCAAGGAAATTGGTTAAAGCTATCGTGAATTTACGTTCCTCTAATGCTGCTTGATTTTGCATGCTTAGTAACTTGTATCTAATAGCTACGCCACTAGAGTTACCACTAAATGCCTCATCATTTAAGTTGGCAACCATTGCCGTTTGAAAAATATCATTCACTAAACGATTAAGCATGTTTTCCTGCATATTGTCGCTATCTGGCTTGGCTAAGAACTCAACTCTTGCATTAGCTGATTCTGGAGATGGGTCATAAAACGCCTTTTTATCTCCGTTAAAATCAAGGATAGGCTTGCCTGTTTCTGGGTCCTTAGGTAAATTAAGCCCCAATAACAACAGATATGCTTGGTCGAAATATTGAATTTCGTTAGCTTTCTGACTGAAAGCTTTATCGTATGCATCAACTAGAGTTCTAATCTTTCCTACTAACGACAAACGTTCTTCGTTAGCATAAAATTCTACTGCCGGAACTTCCTTAAATGGAACAATAGCTCCTGTTTCTTCAAGCTTTCCGTCTTTGTCAATGCTATAAACCTTGCTATCAGTGTAGACTTCCCCAACTAATTCAGAATTAAAGTAAGCATATCTAACAAATGCTATCGGCTTACGCTTGATACTTGTATCATAAATGATAAAGCCTTCATCTGGTGGAACTACTGCCACACACGTATTACTATCTTCATCTTGATATGCCAACATGTATGATAATCCATAAATTGCCACTTGCTTGGCTACTTCTGATAATTTGTCTTGGAACGTGTTAATCTTCAACCAGTTCTGCAATAGTTCATTCTTGCTATCGTCTTCTAGTTGTATCTTAACTGGAGTTCCCATGAAATATCCGATATACGTATCTACAACATAGTTAGCCCAGTTACTGATTACTCTGTTATCTGGTCTAAAGCTTTTAGGATCAAACTTCTTCTTTAAAATAGAATGTTCGCCGGTATAGTAACGATAGTTCTCTCCATACGTTGTAATACCTCTGTTATAGTTGATGAAAGTTAAAACATCTTCGCCTGTTAAATCCTCATTAGGATATAAATACAAGCCTTCCTTAGATATATAAGCACTTCCGGCAATCTTCGTACTATCTGCCACGTTTTCCACCTCCTAGATATAAATTGAATTGATAAATTGAGCGTCATTGTTTAGATGCTCGTTATAAATTGCGTATCTCATAGCGTCCATTACGTCATCATTTTGTTTGACTGGTTCGCCTGTATTCTCGTCCCAAATGTACGTGTAGATTTCATCTAGGAAACTTTGCACTGCTGATTCCAAAACAAAAAAGCGTCCTAACTTCATAAGTTTAGCCACGCTTTCTATTCCTGCCATGCGTGCTTTATTTGCATTTCTAGTATTTATTCCAGCTCTTAGAAATTCATTAACATTATCAACGCGGGCACTATCTGCCCAGAAGGTAATGTTGTATCCATATCTCTTCTGAATATCCTTAGCAATCTTGACCCAGTAATCAATGAATTTGTGTTTTTTGGTATGTTCTTCAATCAGATAAGTGTTTCCATTATCATCATCTCCAAACAACACTATTGAGCCTTTATGTTCAAAGCCCCAGTCAACGCCGGCATAGTAATGTAAATCTTCTGGAACTCTATCAACTAACATGCGTTTCTTATCAAAATCTTGATATACCATACCTTCGCCGGATACCCACAAGCCTAATATATCCCGTTCATACATCATACCGCTTGGCGTCATAGCCTTTTGGTCGTTGATATATTCTTGACCTAAAAAAGCCTCGTTATCTTCCAAAGTAAAATGCGTGGATACTGTTCTGACTTCTGGCTTATCATTGTCTAGATAATCCACCTTGAGCCAGTGTTGTGGATGGTCTGGGTTGGTATCGCATATAATCTTAGCTCCATCACTGGAACATCTATCCATGATTTCCTTGAACACGTACTTATTAGCAAGTGACGCCTCATTAACGTATGCGCCCCATGCGGTCATACCACGTATAGCACCTAAACCACCAATAGAACCGGTATAAGCTAGAACGACTTTAACGCCAAATAAAGTGAAATTTCCATGCTTATCGAACTTGAACTCAATACCGTATTTATTACGTAATGGATTAAGTATATTCTGTTCAATCGTCTTAGATGATACTCCGGCTAAAATGTATTGTGGTTCTCTGAATTTGACTGCATCAGCTCGTTTCCTTACTGCTCTTAATTCCATTAGAAACAAGTCATTATCAATTACAGTCTTTCCGGAACGCTTTGCACCATAATTAATCATCAATCGAAAGCCTTGCTTGTACTTCCTCAAGACTTCTATTTGGCGTTCGCTATACATCTGCCTTAGTCCCATCTTCTTTCACTTCCTTATCTGCCAAAGCGTCTAGTTTGTCTAGGTATTCGTTCAGTAACTCTACGCCACTTGAACCACTTTCTTCAAGTACTTTAGCCTTGTACTCTGCGATATCCGCCTCTGCGTTAGTCTTGCGTGATCTAGCTTTAGCGAGTTTGCGTTCTTCTGGCGATAACTCACTGTCGTTATATTTATCACGCCAGTTGTTCTTTAACCAAAAAATCATGGCGGTAGTATTACCTGACAATGCTTTTTTGAGTAGCTTGCCTTCAACTGCGTAATTAGCCTGTTCACGACCTATTTTTAAAGCTTGCCCAATCTGCCCATACTTGACTTTCCATTTACTCAACGTACGAACATTGATTCCAATATTACTGGCGATTTGTTCATCAGTTAAACCATTTCTCTTCCACCCCTGGAGTAGAATTAAATTATCATCTTCTAACCACTTTTGATAAATTCCTTTAGACATTGCAAGCAATACTCACCACCTTTCACATAAAATAAAAAAGACTAGCCATTAACTAGCCTTCAATTAATTTAGCTTTCTTTCCTGTAAAATCTTCCCAACGTTTAATAATTACATCAACATACTTTGGATCATATTCCATTACACAAGCATTACGTCCATTTTGTTCGCAAGCCATAACAGTTGTTCCACTACCGCCGAATAAATCTAGTACCACGTCACCCGACTTGGTACTATTTTTAATTTGATAATCAAATAGGGCTATTGGTTTCATAGTAGGATGCAAGTCTGAATGTTGAGGCTTGTCAAAGTGCATCACAGTTGTTTGCTTACGGTCCGAATACCAAGCATGGCTGCCACCTTCAACCCAGCCATACAGACACGGCTCATGCTTCCACTGATAATCCCGGTGGCCTATCACCAAGTGATTCTTTTCCCAAATTAGCTCTTCACGAACACTGAGCCCAGAATTATTGGCAGCGTTATTAAAGTTAGCCGCTTCCAAGCTGGCGTACCAGATATAGAATGACGCTCCCTGCTTTAAATTATCTTTTGCAGCACTAAATGCATTAAACAGAAATTTGTAAAACTCACCATCTTCTTGACGGTCATTTTTGATCTTGCCAGCTTTGCTTTGGTAGTCGACGTTATATGGTGGGTCTGTCAATAATAAATCTGCTTGCATCCCCCCTAAAAGCTTTTTAACACTTTCAGAATTAGTGCTATCACCACACATCAACCGATGTCGTCCTAACTGATAGATTTGTCCTAATTTTGATTTAGGTTCTTCTGGAATTTCTTCATCAAAATCATCTTCTTTGACTTCTTCATCTTCGGAAATATCTAATTCAAAACCGAAATCACTCATATCAATATCTAATATATCTTGTAATTCAGTATCTAACAGTTTAAAATCCCACTCAGCTAGTTCTCCAGTCTTATTGTCTGCTAATCTATAAGCTCTTACCTGTTCATCACTTAAATTACTCGCAACCACAACCGGAACTGTATCTAAACCAAGTTTCTTCGCTGCAAGGTATCGTGTATGACCTGCAATGATAACCATATCTTTATCCACCACAATAGGCTGTTGCCAACCGAATTCCTTGATTGAGTTAGCTGTTGCATCTACTGCATCTAAATTGTTACGTGGATTGTTCTCATACGGTTTAATATCGTCAATCTTTAAATTTCGTACTTCCATTTAACAGCCTCCTAAAATTGCACAAAAAAAGAACAGTCGTTAAACTGTTCTGAAATCCTTATTAAGAAATAAATTAATGAAAAATGATCAATTAATTGAAAACCCAAAACCTAAAAAGCAATAAAATTGCATTTATATGTTCCACATAACGCTGTGGTTGCGGTATGGATCGTGCCATACACACAAAGTAGTGTTCAGGACTTGAACCTGAACCACACTCCTCTTGGCTAGAATTTTTAAATAGTTTCCTAAAATGGAGGTTACAATCTATTCATGAAAGAATTTCTGCCTTAAACCATGCTAAATTTATTTAATGTCAGAGTGTGGCGCTCCTACACACCACATAAGAGACAAGCTCCAATAGACTTGTCTCACTATACGTCTTTGAAAAGCTAATATTAAATTATTTGAAATGTAAGAATAGGTCTTATTCGTTGTCTTTCGACAATACTATAATAGCATGTTTTCCGTTTAATTTCCTCCTTTTGTTTTCAATGTAAGTTTTCAAAAATTCCCTTTAGTTTCCGTTTTTATGTAATTATCAAATATAGATATGCAAGTCTGGGCAATGTAAATTTTGAACTTCTAAAATGTCTGCGAATTCATTTAAGGCTCGTTTTCTGATTAAGTAGTATCTTGTTTTCTCATAATGTAGCATCTGCATTGCCTCAACTGAACTAATCTCTCCAGTTATGTTACTGAATACCACTTTTAACTCGTTTGATCCTTTATCTACTGTTTGCCTAACTCCATCTACGATCGCCTTTGCATATAAGTATTTGACCATTTTGTTTTCGTTACTGTTTCCAACGCTCCCCCCAGGCATACCGCTTAAGCTCGGACTTTTTAAATTCTCTGGGTTTGCTTGCATGCATATATCATACAATCTGGGATAGTAACTTCTATTTGTCAGAAACTCCACGACGTTCTCGGCTGTTTTATCATAATCAATCTTAGGTAAACCTAGTAACACATCTTCCACAAAGTCCACGCTCCTAATATGTTATAATTATTCAAGTTGATATAATTTGCGTGCTTTCTTGGTGGAAAGTGCGTTTTTTTATTTCCCGATATTGTCAAAAATTCCAATCGCAAATACCACTGCTGCGGACGTAACACAAGTACTTTCGCCGATTCCGATTAGATAAAATCCAGCTCCATATACTCCTGTTGCATCAAATACATATCCTGTAATTACTGCGATTAAACTCATCACTGCAATTGTTGTAAAAATTAATGCCATGTTCTTTTTCATCTTAAAATCTCTTCCTTTTCTTGAATGTTCTATATTTGTAAATCTTGTAACTCGTTCTTGCGATTAATAAGCCTCTATCAATGTACTTTGAAATTGACCTATAATCTTTTCTTCTCAAAAACTTAGCCACATCTTGCAAACTGTAAAACTGACGCTTTTCTTTAGTAACAACATCATATAAGTAATACGACTTAACCCTTTTGTAATAATCATCAATCACATCTTCCATGCCCAACCTCTTGGCTGTACGCTTTGCATACTTGACTCCATATCTTCGGAAAGCTTCGGTTGGCAACATGTCATTGTTAATCAACTCAGACATCTCTCTAATTTCAACTTGGGTCAATCCTATTCTGTCCGCAACCCCTATATCTCTAGCTTTTAGGATTCTGTCCCAACATTCTTTTAATTCGTTTGGTAGTTCTTTGATATGCTCGTCCCATTCCATGATTGGACGCCATTGTTCTAACATATTGATTGCTGTTATAAGCTCCATTATTCTTCCTCCATTACTTCAATGATTCCATCTATTAAATGTTTACATTCCTTTTCAACTCTGTATAAATTCCAATAGGTTGGACTATCTCCCCAATGCATCGTGTCAAAACCAATTACCCTTACTTTCTCTTTGCCAGTCATAAGGTAGCCTTTAAACGTTACACCTCCATGAACGTCTATATAATCTTCTTCTCCATCTTTCCATTTTTCTGGTATTTCTGCATAACCGTTTAAACATAAAAACTGATTCATGTTTACGAAATATTTATGTCCCTTATACTTTCCAATCTTTATTGGTTCTGCATGTAATGTTCCGTATTCTTCCATTTTTAACTCTCCTATCGTTTGTTTTGTTATACCGGTATAAATACCTTGCCACGCCCTCAAAACGTGCGACCGGCTCAAATCTTGCGGATACAAGGTGGATAGTTACAGACTTACGAAGAATATAATGCACGGAGGTTTTGCTCCTCTCTGTTTAATTTGTCTGTAACTTGTTGTATTTAAAAGATTAAGTAGGTTTTATAACCCTAATTTTTGGCAATAAATTTGCTTGGGTGCTACGTATGAAATAATGGAAAAGGGAAAATTACACCTACCTTTGTAATAAATTTTTGTTGTTTGTAGCTACCTTGCATCTTTATCGCCTATGACTTAGCACCCTTTGACAGATACTAAGCCTGTACTGTTTATATCGTTATTTGAGAGATCCTGATTTACGTTGTTTGTGAATGTATAACGTTCAAATAACCATGTCAGTATTTAACAGTTTTCTGACTTGCTAAGGTCAAATTTAAAAATTCACTACTTAGCACGCTTTTTAATGTATCTGAGTTAATTTAAGTTTGAGATCTAACTGGTTAAATTCAAATACTAAATTGCTAAATTCATCTTTAAATTCATCAAACTCTTTGAACTTAAATTGATTCGACAATCTATTTTCTAAATCATCTTCGATTGCATTTAGCATTACTGTTAATACATCCATTTTGCATGACCATTCTGCTAACTTAGCTTGCTTTTGCTCTTTTGTTAATTCTACAAACAAATCCTCAATATTTTCATTCATCCCATATACCTCATTTCAGACTATCTTTACACTGCGAATTATTTAATCTTCTAATTCTGATTCAAAAATCATATATGTTACATGTACTTTGATTCCTGCTATTACAAGCGTTGTTACTAACTCAGCAATCCACAATTTGAATAGAAAAAAATCAAAGAAATAAAAGATTCCAAGTATAATCGTTACGACGTTTGCAAAAACTGCAATTCCTATTAACCAAGCTAGTAATTTATTTAGTATCTTCAGTAATTTCATGCTTTACTTCCTTTACTTCAATTGTGATTTCTTGAGAATTCCCCAAAGTACTTGGTTTCTCCATTTTTTCTTGCAATAGCTGCCTCTTTTAGAGTTTCAAACGTTCCAAGACGTATCTCTTTCCTGTCCACCATGATCCTCGCACGATATTTTCCACTTGGTGTTTTGCTTACGCCTGCAACTCCAGTTTTATTGTTCTTTTGCAAACCCAAATTTCGTGAATTATTTTTTTGCGTTGTGATTCTTAAATTTTCTTTTCTGTTGTCTAACTTGTCACCATTTACGTGATCTACAACTAATCCGTTGTCTGGTACGTTGGTGACTAATCTGTGAAGACGTATTTGTTCTTGCTTATAGGTGCAAACTAAATAACCAGACTCCAACACTGACCAACTGTGTCGTGTTACTTTATCCCAGTCATCTAAATCGAACTTAAACTTAATTCCTTTGCTTGTTACTCCCTCGGCATATTTTTCGAGTTTAATATACTTCGTTTTTATTTTCTTTCCGTGCAATCTAACATCACCGTTCGTGTAAATTCTGAGCCAATGTTTATTGCAATAAGGCATACTGTCTTGCCAGCCTGTTGCTCTTCTATCGCACCCAACCACAGAACATTTACATCCATTAAGTTTCTTTCGCATAAATTTCAACCTCTATTCTTGGATTGTCTGAGTAATATTTGTCGATTTCCTCGTGAACAATCATTGCGTCGTCTTTCCATAAAACACCGTTTAAGGCATCTTCAAACGACTTAAGATAATTCGACAGATCGGCTTTTACAATCGGTCTGTGTTCCCCCGACGCCCGCCTATCGTGTTCTTTTTTCGATATGCTCTTTTGAATTTTTCGATAAAAAGCTACTTTGAGATAGATTTCACCCTCGAGTGGTGCATCGTGATACATCTCTGTCGCCAACTGCTTTAATTCACGTTTGAATTTAGCAGTTTTAGGTGGATCATATACTCGAATAAATCTTCCACGCCCTGTGGCTCTGGGTCGTTCTTGTTGTTGTGGTTCGATATTAAAGGTTAATTCCATAAGTACTTGCAATCTCCATTAGAATTTGTTTGCGTCCTAACTCAATACCTTTACGGATTCCGTCCTCGTATCCGTCTGTATATCCTTCTCCATAACCGTCGCTATATCCGTCTGTATATCCTTTGTCATGTCCGACTAATAATAATTGTTCGATTTCGTTATTCATGTAGATCTTCCTCCTTAACAAATACGCCGTTTACTGTTTTACCTGTTCTATCCTTGATAACGTCATAAGCTCCTCTCAAGCAATCCAACAAGTCAACATCTAAATCCCTTGATAAAATGATTAGAGTTACCAAAATATCGCCTAAGCTATCTTTGATTTGCCCTTGATTATCCTTGTTGATTCCCTCAGCTAGTTCTCCAAGTTCTTCTGTTACTTTCATGAATTGCTTTGGTGTTTTTTTGACATCAATAATGTTTCTTTCGTAAGCCCAATCAATGACTAATTCTTGCAATTCTTCAAAATTCATAGGATCTCCTTTTAAATAAGACAATGGAACTCTGTAATAGAAAGCTAAATCTTCAAGTTTATCTATTTTAGGGTTTCGTTCACCTTTTTCATAGCTACTTAAAGTTGAAGGCGGTATATCGATCCCACATTCTTTCATATCTTCGCTTACTTGCTTTCTTGTGAAACCTAGTTTCTTTCGTAATTCTCTAAGTCGATTGCTTTTTACATCATCAATTGTCATAGTTTGTGTTTTGTTGATGTGTTGTACTAATCCATCTGGCAAACCCATCAAATAGGACACTGGAACATTATAGTAATCAGCTAACTTAACCCACGTTTCTTTTTTTGGCTCACGTTCTTCACGTTCATATTTGCCAAGCCCATTTGGAACGATTTTTAAATTTTCTTTTTCTTGTAATTCTTTAGCTAATTCTTCAAGTGTTAGTCCTTTTTGCTTTCTAAATTGCCTTAATCTATTCATTCTCTAGCCCTCCATTTGTTTTTCTGTCTCTGCACTCATAACCAAGTAAGGTCTTGTCTTACGGATCAACTCCACAAGCTCCACTTCTTGACCGACTTTGATACTTGGTCTTTGCTCAACTCGATAACGGAACTTAGTTTCTCCAATCACGTATGTGATTCCGTTATCATCTAGCATCATCTTTTCTACTTTCATTACATAGCCCTCCTGTAATCTGGTATGTTTTCTTTAAAATTGATAAAGTTGCCTTTTGCGAACTTCCTGAGCCTTGACATGGTTTGTTCATTGTATTTGTCTGCAATGTTTTCTGGTGCTAGATTCGTTGTGATAATAATGTCTTTGTCTTCCCTATACCTCATAATTTCGTTGAATTTACTGGAGTTCCAATCGTTAGCCATTTGTGGCTCTGTCCCCAAGTCGTCAATTACTACACAATCGGCGTCTTTTCTGACTTGATTCATAACTCGATCCAGTAACTTCTGCGCCTCTCTATCATTAATTGCCTGTTGTTGCATAGATACAAACAAGGGATAATCAATAAATATGAATTTGTATTGATAATTGGTTAATCTCCAAACTTCATTGATTATGCTTATTGCTGTATGTGTCTTCCCTCTGCCACTAGCTCCTGAAAATAATGAATGGATTACTCTGTGATTAGGTTTTGCCATTCTGTTTGCAATTCCGATTGCTGTTTCAAGTACTCCATTTATATTTGGCGTTCTTTTCATGTTTCTAAATTCGTTACTCATCATGTTTAAACTTGGTAAAATTGAATTTGACGTGAAATAATTTATTTGATCGTTCTTTCTAGCCTCCAAAGTCCAATCTTCATCAGTGCGTTTGACGTTGTTGTTACTGTCAATATATCCACACGTTGGGCAAGCTCCTCCAATATCTGGTTTAGGTTTAGGAACGTATAACCTAGCTCCACATTGTGGACAAGCTCCAACATCTATGAAATGCTTAGCAAACATTAATTTGATTGCGTCCCCTAAGTTATCCATTCCAAAACGCCTCCCATGCCTCTTCGTCTGATTTACTATGGTCTTGTGTTCTAGCATCTATAAACATTGACTTCTTTTTGTTTTTCTTATTTTTGCTTTGCTTGTTCTTCTCAAATCGTTCTTGGTCTGCCTTTAAATCTTCAATGTTGTATATACGGTTGTCATACCAGCGTTTTAAGATAGTCTTGATATAACTGATATTTCTAACGCCTTTATCAAGTGCCGTTTTGATGGATTCAAGTATCATCTCTTTAGGTTGTTTAGATACTTCTGACCAATCTTCATAAATTGCTTGAATTTCTTCATACATGTAAGGGGATAGACTTCCAACGTTTGATTCCCAAAACTCATATATTGATCCAATTTCAGTGGTTCCAGTAGTAGTAGTAGTTATATTATTATTGTTGTTATTAGTATTGTTATTATTAGTATTTGTTAGTGTGCTATTTTCCAACATAGGATTATCCAACATTGGATTATCCAACATTGGATTTTCTAACATAGGGTTATCAGATAATATCCATTCGTTTTCTTTAAAATGTCCTTTGTCATCTCTTTTTCTTTGTCGTTTTAAATATCCTTGTTGTTCTAACTCTTTCAATCCACTTTTTAGGCTTGCTATTTTATCTGTTGAATGTTTAACAACTTCTGTTTCATAAAAGTCCCATTCATCAGCTTGCGACCAAAGATAAACAAACAATCCTTTGGCTTTCCATGATAGATTTGTATCATTTAGCACTGTATTATCAACGGTTGTAAATCTTTTCTGATAAACCTTTTTAATCTTCAACGTTGCCACTCCTTTCTATACCTAACTCTTCCAGTGTTTTTGTTCCTTTCTTACAATTGCATCTTCTGCAAGCCATAACCAAATTATTGTCTTCATTGTTTCCGCCCTTAGCTATTGGAACTACGTGATCTATACAAGCATCAAAAGTTCCTAGAGTTAATTGCTTACCACAATACACACATTTACCGTTGCATTTTTCAAAAACTCTCTTTCTTTTAGGCTTTGAAATTTTAGGTCTTTTTCCTTTTTCATAACCAAATTTAATATGGTACTCGTGCATTGCTTTGTTATATAAGTTCATCTCATCAAGTGATAAAATTTGTCGGTGCTTAAAATAATTAACAATCTTTACACAATCCATTGCTCTTCCTCCTCTCTAATGGGCATCTCACCCATTCGGCGTTGTAAGTTCACTGACTTATTTTTTTATAGAATTAAATCTTTACCTTCGTTATCTAAGATAAATTTAGATAACTTTTTTTGTGCTGTTTCTAATTTTGACGACCAAGTTTCAAAAGTTTCTTTTCCTAGAGTTACTGGAACTTCTGCTTTGAAAAGTAATACTTTATAAACATCAATAGATTGTTTTAATGCTATTAATTCACCTAATGTCATTGCTTATCACTCCTAATTTAAGCTTTTTTGCTATATCTTCTGTTACTTTTATTGGTTTAATGTGGTACTTCATAAAGAAACTTTTAACGCCCATTTTGTGTTGTTCTGTGTGGTGTTCTCTGCATAAGGTCATAATGTAATTACCTACATGATTTATTTTGTTTCGATTCCTACCAGCACCTACTGCATGATAATGTGCAATGTCTGCATGCTTACCACATAGAACACAACGGCGATTCTTAAGGCATAACATTTGTTTTGGAAATTCATTTGGTAAACTGTCCCACGTCTTAGTTTTGAAAGGTATATCTTCTTCAAATAAGAAATTTAAGATAACTAAGATCATGTAATTGGCTATCGTAACGGAACAATCTGCCAGGCTAAACTCTTCAATTCCAAATGTTTCTCGTACTTGATACTTGAATACCGATTCCCAATAGTCTGGGACGTCTCCAGTGTAGGAACATAAGTCATTAATTAATGCAAATATTTTCTTGCGTTGCTCTGGGCTTATCTTCCTATTGTCAGCTATTTCTAGCTCGACTGTTGGTTGTTTTCCGTTGGCGTATCTATTTACCTTGAACGTATTTAAATCTTCATCAAGTGCGATTTTAAGCACGTTTCCTTGTATTCCTACAAGCCTTCCAAACATTACTTATTAGCCTCGTTTTCTAATAATCCATTAAGGATCATGATTCCATGTTTTAACTTATCTTCTGACTTCGTATCGTTAGGAAACATTTTTCCGATTTGCTCCGTAACTTGTGCCTTTAATGTAGCTTTATCTGTTCCTAATGCCTTTAATGCTTTATTAAATAAATTGTTATATTCTAAAATCTCTGGGTTTGAATGTTCCTGTTGCCTCGGTTGTTGATAATTTTGCTTGTAATTGTTTTGTTGATAGTTTCCTTTTGCTTGTGTTTTAAAACTTCCAGCATTTCCATCATCATCAATGTCTGAACTAACTCCGAAAGCTGATGCTAGTTGATAACGTTTGGCGTATGTGATAGTAGATCCATAACCTTGTGGAGTTGCTTTTTCTGGACGCAACGCAAGAACTCCAGTAGTAAGATATTGTCCACTTTCATGAGTTATGATTGTCTCAACTCCCACATTACCGTTATCGTCGTTCTTAACGATTTGAGTATATGCAAGTCCTGTACCTTTAATGCCTGCATCTATTGCATTTTGAACGCCTTCAAGCGTTACATAGTTAGATTTAAAGAATGGATTCTTTGCATCTTTTATCGGTTGCTTTAATTGACTTCTGAAAGCATTCATACCTTTAAATAACTTGTCTAAATTCTCACTTTGCATTATTATTTGTCCTCCTTAGGTTTCTTTATGGATACTGATACATAAGCCGGCTTAGTTACTGGATTAGCTCCGTCTACAACTTCGCCTGTTTCGGTGTCGATTACTTTATCTCCGACAACTGTAAGGCGTTTCTTTAAATCGCCTTTATATAATGTTGACTTAGTTTTGACTAAATCAGTTCCGTTGTATTTCTTGATTAATTTTTCTTCGTCTAATTCAAAATCTAGCTTTTCTTTGTGGTTTACAAAATTTCCGAATGGTGATTTGATCTTGACTTTAGGATTTACTTGTTTTTGACGTTCATAATAAGCAAGTAAGGCATTTTTAAGATTTTCTACTTTAAACTCTTCATACTTGATTTGATTTTCATAGAAAGCCTTAGTTTGCTTTATTTTGTCTTTCAGATTCTTAATCTTGCTTTGTTCGTCAAAGATTTGTTCAAACGTTAATAACGCCTCTTCTAGTGATGAAATTTCATAAGCCTCTTTTTCAATTTCAAAATCTTCGTTTAACTTATCTAACATGTTCATTTCCTCCTTGACCTAATTCACGTTCTAACCAACCTTGATTTGATAAATATTCTTGTCCTTTACGTTCTAGGTATCTATCATCTGGCAAGGCTATCGTGTCCTTACCGTATAGGTGTTCAATGGCTTGATCTATCTCTTTTCTATCCATTGCTTGTATCCTCCGTTAGTGATATACTTTAATTAAATTCAATTAACAAAACTCTTTTAGTTTTGTATATTTTCTTTACGTCTAACCCAGGGCTTTATGCTCTGGGCTTTTTTATTTCAATCAAAAAATTCACCTTTCTTGATTGCATCTACAATTCCATGTATGGTATAGCCAGCAAGGATTGACAATCCTATCAATGTAAAATAACCTGCTGTTGTTAATTCAATCATTGCTATCACCTCCTTTACGTTTCTTGTTCCACCTATAAAGGTCTACGCTGCATGCAAATGCCATGCATGCAAGTATTCCGTATATACACCACATTTATTTGTCCTCCTTAAAATAGATTTTCTTGTGCGTTTCTAAGCTCTATTTCTTCTTTTAATTCAAATGGCGGATACCAGTTACTGATAAAATCTTTTGCTTTATCAAAATATCTCATTGGTGTATCTACGTATTGACTTACATCAAAATGATTTCTAAAGGATTTAAATAATTCTTTGTAGATTTTTGAGCGCAAGCTCTTATCTTTGTAAGAATTGCTTTCAGCGCCTCCGCATACTTGAATAACCTTTTTGTTTCTGGCTTTTGTAAGTTCTTTATTTCTTGAACTTGTTAAACCGGATAGATCCATAAGAAAATCAACTTTCTTTCCTTGCTCTTCGATTTTCTTTTCTTGACCTTGCATCACGTTGCTAAGCATCAATGTCATTTCATCAAAATTAGTTGGTAATCTGAATTGTGATTCACTTTTAATCTGTTCTTCCATTCGATTGAATGCGTCAATGTACTTCAATTTAAATTCCATAGCCTTAGAACCTGTATATCCCATTGCTATCAAAGTGAACCCATCTCTATTCATAAAATAAATTCTTCGATTACGTCCATATGAGTCTGGTTCATTACTTTCAAAAAACATCTGTCCAAAATTGGACACATCTTTTAAAGCATCAATATCACGTAAAACGTGTTGGTGTTTCTTTTCAAATACTTCTGCCAAAACCAAGCTAGTTGTTACAGCTTGGTTATTATTCATAATTACTAAATCTTCCATTCTAATTTCTCCTTAAACTGCGTATTCTTTTTTCAAGAAAGCTTTCAGCTCTTCTTTGTCGTATCTGATATTTCTATCAGACCAATATTGTTTCTCAAGTCCTTTGGCTACCCATTCATTAAGTAACCCTTGACCTATATTTAATTTTCGTTTCAAACTTTCCTGTGGTTCGTAAGGGTCTAATTCTTTGGTTTTATGCTCTAGCTCCTTACGGTTGATATCTTTGCGTAATTCTCTAACTTCTGCTTTGAGTTCTTTAAACTCAGTTAAGAGGTCTATTTGTAATTGGATCATTTCTGACATTTCCATGAATTACACTTCCATTTCTTCCATGATTTTTTTCTCGATAATCATTGCACCTTGTGCTGTGTACTCATAACTTTCTCGTCCATATTCATCTACAATTTTTCGGCAATATCTGTTATGATCTGCGAATACTGGTTTTAATCTACAATCATTGGCAATTCTTCCAATGTGCTTTGCATATTCCTTTGGATTTAGATTTAACTTCCAAGCAATCTCGCTTGCAGTAAACCAAGCTCCGTCATATTCTGCTGTATCTTCTTCAATCATCATTTGACTTGGTCTTTCAAGCACTGGAACGATTGATTCATCTTCCAACAAACTTCTGATAAATTGTTCGCCCTTTGTAGTCCATTTGAGCGTGCGTCTGATTTCTCTATCTTCTGGCATATAGATTTCATAACCTACCAAGCCATCATTTGCGTAACGTTGGTACACAAACCATTTATCGCCTTTTTTGTAAATGATTCTCTTATCATGTAGGAACTTATTTAATTCCCTACCACTCATACCGTATTCTTTGGCAATTTCGGTAATTGTGATTAAACCTTTATTACTGAGATACCTATCATATTTGTCTGCCTTAGGTTTCAAAATTCCATTTTCAATCTTTAGTTGTTTGTTCTCATTTTGCAGGATTGCATATCCACGCTTTACAACTTCTTTTGGGTCATTCCACTTACGTTCTAATTCCAAAAAGTATTTACGATATTCTTTGCCTAACTCTGTGTGGCTCATCATGCATAGTTCTTTTGCCATACTGATTGTGATTGCATAGTCTTGTAATTCTCTTATTTGAATTCCGCCATTATTTTTAACCTCCGTACTCTTGCGTACACTGGTAAAATCTACATCTTCTATAAAGTCTTTGAAGTTATCTGACACCCACGCACTAAAACGTCTTTTAATCTCAAGTCCTTTATATAGTTCTCTAGCTGATACAACTTGTGTATTATCTTTTGTTGTTACTTTAATTAGTTCTTTCATTTTTCATTCCTCCTTATTTCTAAACATTGCGTTTAACTTTAGTTTAAAATTTTTTCAAGTGGTACATCTAAAAAACGTGCCACTTTAATTGCGACTTCAACGGTTAAATTTATACTACCGTTTAACATTCGACTTAAATAAGGCGCTGTAACTCCTATGTTTTTAGCTACATAGGTTTGCTTTAAGCCCTTATTTGCAAGCTCTTTTTTTAAAATTGAACTTGCATTTTCTTTTAACAAGGTCATGTCTCCACCTCCTTTAATTAAACGTATCGTTTAACTTTATACTATTATTATACTAAACATTTTGAAAAAGTAAACACTTTTGTTAAACTTTTTGTTTAAAAATATGTATTTTTTGTTTAACTAATATATAATAATTGTGTAAATATTGCTTAGATTGGAGGTTATCCTATGTCAATTGAATTAGGTAAAAGATTAGAAAATTTAAGAGAAAGTAAAGGTTGGAACAAAACTTACGTATCAAAAAAAATTGGTTTAAAGACAATGCAAACATACGCTAATTATGAATATGGTAGTAGAGAACCTGACCTTGAAACTTTGAAAGAGTTAGCTGAATTATACGGTGTTTCAGTTGATTATTTACTTGGAAAACCAACACAAACTGAAACCGTCAAAACTGCCGATATTGAGGACGATAGTATTATCTTCACTTATGAAGGTAGACAGATTCCAAAAGAGGATTTAGAGTTTATGAGGCGATTAATGAGAGGAACTAGAAACGATTTGAAATAGTGGGGGTATTATTATGAGAGATGATATTATGTCCTATTTGGATAATATTGCGATTGATAATAATATACGTGTGATCTGGGAACATTTTGATCCGTATACTCCGCCAGGTTCTTCTTATGATGATATGTGCGTTGTTATGAATTTAGATTGGCATAATCAACATGAATTGGTATTCCAGTACGCCCACGAACTATCCCACATAATACGTGGGGATAAAACAGACTTAGCCTTTTACAACACATCACATAACAACAAATCAGGTATTGAGTATCAGACAAATGTAATCGCTGTTAGGTTATTAGTACCCTTTTATTGCAATGATACTGATATTAAAGATATAAATGTTTATGATTTTATTGAACGGTACTGCATACCTCGATATTTGGTTGACGTTGCTACTGATGAAATAATTAAGTTTTTTAATGATAGAAATAAAAATAAACACTACATACTATATTAAGGGGAAATTTTAAATGATAAAATTTATAGTAAAGTCTATGGTAGCTGTAACACTCATGACTGGTGCCGTAGAAACATTAAATTATACATTAACTCCTACAATCCAGGCTGATGATTATTTATCTAAAAAGAAAGTAAAAGCTGTTAATAAAGAATTAAAGAAATATCTAAAGGAAAATAAAGGTTTTGCTGAAGGCACTTTAGATGAAAACGGAAACCCTACAACAAATGGCACGCCTAATCCTGATTTCGATTATGCTACATATGTTGACAAAATAACAATTAATAAAAGTAAGCAAGCTAATGTATACTTTAATGCAAAAATAACAGATCTTTCACTTGATGAATTAGATGAAATAAGTACTAGAGTATCTAGTATGATTAATGGTTGTTTGATGGAAAATGGACGTATTACCAATGATGAATATAAGCAAGGAACATTTTTATCATTCTATTATGGAAAGAAAGCAATAGGTCATTCTAAATTATCAAATTACAAAACTTTTAAATGGTACGTTAAATAAAGAGGTATTATAAATGAGAAAATTTGTATTAAAATCCATGATAGCCGTAACTCTATTAACTGGAGTTACTGAAACAATTACATATATCAATAATCCTACTATTGAGGCTAAAACTTTATCAAAGAAAAAAGTTAAAAAAGTAAATAAAGCACTTAAAAAGGCACTCAAAGAGGATCAAGGATTTGCCACTGGTAAACTTGATGAAAATGGAAATCCAACAGACAATGGAACGCCTAACTCCAAATACGATTATGCTACTTATGTAAATAGTCTTACATATCAATCTAGTGGAGCTGTTAAAGTCCAAATGAACGATAAATTAACAAGCCTTAACACTGCACAAATGGACGAAATAGCCCACAATGTTCAAGGTTTAGTTGATAGCACACTTATGATTGAGGAAGTTATCACACCGGAGGATACAACCAAAGGCGTATATTTAAACTTTTACTACGGAAAACGTGCTATCGGTCATTCTAAGTTAAGTGATCATAAAGAATTCAAATGGTATACAAATTAGATAGATCCCCCACCGCTTAAGGTGGGTTTATTTATATGGAGGTGCAAACAATGGCTAAAATCAAAAAATACACTAAAAAAGATGGCTCTAAGGCTTACATGTTTAACTTGTATCTTGGAACTGATCCAGTAACTGGCAAGCAACGCCGAACAACAAGGCGTGGATTTCGTACAATGGCAGAGGCAAAGACTGCATTATCACGCCTTGAATTAGAGGTTATGGAAAACGGACTTCCGACAAGCAAGCGTAAAATCATGACCTTTGATGAGGTTTATAAAATGTGGTTTGAACAATATAAAACGACTGTTAAGGAAAGTACTGCATATACTCAAAACAATATTATAAACGTTCAAATACTCCCCTATTTTGGAACTTTAAGAGTGGATAAGGTAGATACTGCATTTTGTCAAAAACAAGTTAATCGAATGTTCAAAACTTCCAAAAACTATAATAATATTATCAACTTAACACGCCGGATTTTTGATTATGCAAAAGTGATGAAACAAATTAAAGTTAATCCTATGAATGACGTTATAGTTCCAAAGAAACGAAAGACTTTAAATGATACTGATAAGACAGTAAATTTCTACACTAAAGAACAATTAAGAACATTCCTAGAAACATTAAAGAAACATTCTACATATCAAATGTATGTAGTATTTAGAGTATTAGCTTTCACTGGTATGCGTAAAGGTGAGTTAGCAGCATTGCAATGGTCTGACGTGGATTTTAAGAATGGAACAATTACGATAGATAAGACTGTTGCAATTGATAGTAACGGAGGCTTGCATATACAAACGCCTAAGACACGTAAAAGCATACGTACTATATCAGTTGACGATACCACTTTAAACGCTCTTAGAACGTGGAAAAACGAACTCAGAAAAGAATTATTTAAGCAAGGCAAAAATATTGATAAAAGCGACGGATTTATCTTTCATAGAAATAACGGAAATTTCATAAACAAATACATTGACCAGTTTCTTCCGTCTTTTTTGAGAAAATACGATCTTCCACCAATTAAGCCACATGGATTCAGACACACTCATGCGTCGTTACTGTTTGAGAGTGGAGCAAGTATCAAAGAGGTTCAAGATAGACTTGGACACGAAAATATAAAAACAACTATGGATATCTATACTCACGTTACTAAATCAGCTAGAGAGAAAACGGCAGAGAAATTTGCGAAATACATTGATTTTTAGTCAATACGTATTCAATTACGTATTCAAAATAAAAATAGACACTTTAAAAAGTGTCTATAATCGTTTATATATCAACGTTTTTAGCGTGCTTGTATTTTTGTATGGATTAAATTTTAATTT